TGATATAACAACAAAGCCAACTGGCTGGAAACTAGAAAATCAAAAGTTTTCAAAAGACTGGTTTACTGATGCAACCGATGTTAACTGGGGATTGCTTAGACACTCTGAGACAACGAATAGATCTAACTGGGGTGCTAATGGTACAACAAATATTACTTCAGATTTAACAGTTACTGCATCAGGTAAAAATGTTGATGTTATAATTGTAGACGGACATATTGATCCAGCACATCCAGAGTTTGCTGTTAACAGTGATGGTTCAGGTGGAACACGAGTTAATCAATTCAATTGGTTTTCATTAACAAACGCAGTGACCGGTGGTTCTAACGGCACATATACATACGATCGTTCTGGTTCTTACACGCAAGCAATAGACGTACAAGACAATAATCATGGAACACACTGCGCAGGTACCGTTGCTGGTAACACGCAAGGGTGGGCAAGGGATGCAACCATTTTTAATATAAGTCCATACGGCAGTAACCCTAATAGCCTTTCTAGCAGTGTTATGTGGGACTATATGAGACAGTGGCATAACACTAAACCAGTTAATCCAGCAACAGGAAGACGTAACCCAACCGTGACAAACAACAGTTACGGATCAGGCATTACGTGCGGCGATAACAATTTTGGAAACGTAACATCTATAACATATAGAGGTGTTGAGTTTAACCCGGGTCGAGATCTTACTGTTCAAGAATTGCGCGACAGAGGTTGTTTGGCTGCCGATGCAGATATAGAATTCCCTAACTACTTCACGTCACGTAACGCTGATATGCAAGATGCTATGGATGATGGCATTATTATTGTGGCATCAGCTGGCAATGATAGTTGGAAAACAGTAAACAGCTCAGACCAAGATTATAATAACACGTGCAAAGTACAATACTATGGATTTGACTATACTTGGTCATTGCATAGAGGAACAGGATCAGGTGCTGGGTATGCACCAATTATTAACGTCGGCGCAGCATCAAACGATGTTAACGAAGTAAAAGCACCGTTTAGTAATTGTGGAAACCAAGTAGATTTATACGCAGCTGGCGAAGGCATTCAAAGTAGTTTGCTCACAACTGGTGTAGCTGATGCTAGAAATGGCTCATATGATTTAGGAAAATATCAAGGAACGAGTATGTCAGGACCACAGGTTGCTGGCGTAGCTGCATTACTTGTTGAGGCATGGCCAAACGCATCTCAAACTGAAATTCATGCGTGGTTGGTAGATAACGCGGCGACCGATGTAATGTATGACTCGGGAACAGACGACGGGATGGACACAGCCAGTTTACAAGGTGGTGCAAATAAGTTTTTACGTTGGATTAATCAACGACCAATTAATGGTAATACGTTCCCAAAGAAAAACTTTAAAGCAAGGCCAGTGTCTGGGAAAATGTACCCAAGACCTAATATACGTAGAAAAGGTTAGTGAAATTGTTTATAAATATTAGAAATAAAGCGGGTTAGGTGATATGTCAGAAGTACTTACTACAAAACTGAAAAATGATACGACTAGAATGTTTTTCCAAGACATTCAGGATAATGACTATTGTGTTTTCGTTTCATCTGTATCAACAGGCGAGACTCGCGACAGTGCATCTAATTCACAATATAGTAGAAATCAATTTTTAGAAAACACGGTGTTTGGCAAAAAGATTTTAGGCACTGATACTAAATTTATGATTAAGTATTACCCTTGGCAAAAAGATGCAGTTTATATTCAATACGATGACAAGGTTGATTTAGAAGGCAAACGGTTTTATGCTGTTGTCGGACCAAATGATAATGACACAGGAGACTATCGTGTATTCAAGTGCTTATTCAACAATAATGATGGACCATCTGCTGCGCCACCAAACTGGAATCAATATACCACAAACCAAATCTACAGAACAGCCGACAAATATGTCTGGAAGTTTATGTATGCCATTGAAGCATCTGAGTTTGAAGCATATAATGCCGTTGGTTTTATTCCATTACCATTAGATTTAGTTATAAATCCAGATCCAAATGCTGATGCTAACAACGTAGTTTATGGCTCAGAAATTAGTGATATGTTTATTGATAATCCAATTGATAATAACGGTTACCCTTCGCTTGAAGGCTTCTTGGTCGCATCCCCATCAAACTCGGGATTAATAACAATCCGTGCTAATAACATCAATCAAATCCAAAACTTTTATACTGGTATGACGTTGTACACAACTAACCCAGATGGTGTATCGCATATCTATGATATTGATACGTATACCTTTGACACCGCGACAGGTTACGGTAGAGTTAGAGTTAATGGAACTCCAAGAGCAGATGGTGTATCAAATATCGCAACATGTTCAATTATACCTCGTGTAGAAATACAAGGTGATGGCACTGGCGCAGTAGCAAAAACAGAAGTAGTTAGCGGTAAGATAACTAATATAATTATCCTTAACTCTGGCAGCGGATATACTAATGTTACGGCTTCAATTAAGGATCCTGCATTTGACTTTGCGCCAGAAGATCCAAACTCTATTGATGTTAGAGCTACGTTAAGACCAATCCTTTCGCCTTTTGGCGGGCACGGATATAACTTAATTGACGAACTATACTGTAGTCACGTACTCCTTTATGGTTATATTACAGAAACAGATAATAATCTTATTGGCGCTGATGGAAGCTATTCTTATCTTGGCGTTGTTAAAAACCCAGAGTTTGTAAGTGCTTCGGCAAACTCGGCCAATACACCTACAGTATTTGATAACCGAATTGCAATTACGACTGACAATATTGCATTTGCTATTAAAGATGATTTAATTAAACAATTAGATGATAATAACAAAATAACCTTCACTGGTAAAATTCACGAAGTGGCTGAAAGTTCTAACACAGTATATATTTCTAACTATATGGGTCCATACACCAATACAGCGAATAATGATACAGCTTTAGATCCTACTGCGTCCATTGTCAATTCTACAGGTCAGAGAATTATAATAAATAGTCCACAAGCCAACAACACGATTGAATCAGATTACATCCAACGAAGTGGGCAAGTATACTTCATGGAAGATTTTGTTCCTCTCGTCCGTACTAGTACCTCGCGAGAAGAATACAAATTAGTACTAGAATTTTAAGGAAACATGATAGATGCCTATTAACAAAAATTTAAATATTGCTCCGTATTTTGATGACTGTGATATTGAAAAGCAATTTTATAAAATCCTGTTTAAACCAGCATACGCAGTACAGGCTCGCGAATTAACTCAACTGCAAACTATTTTGCAAAATCAAGTTGAACAGTTTGGTGACAATATCTATCAAGAAGGTAGTATCATTAAAGGGTGTAACTTTACAAATCTAAACAGTTTGCAATATGTTAAGCTAACTGATAAAACTGGATTTGACCCAGAGTCATTTTTACCAAAAATCGAAGACGAAGTGTTATCTGGCGTAACGGTATCGGTCGAAACTAAATTTGAAGTTGTTGGTTCTGTTTCCGGACTTAAGGCATCTATTATTTACGCTGCGCGTGGTTTTGAAACTCGTCCGCCAAATCTTAATACTTTCTTTATTAACTATTTGAATACAAACGAAGCAGGCGGTTATAAAGCGTTTATTCCCGGTGAAGAACTTATTATTAATAGGGATCGTTACAACGGTTCGTTAGTTATTGAAACAACACTTTCTATCGCAACTACGCAGGTAACACAACTTCCTGCACCAACTGGTTTCTCGTTTGGTATTCAAGCTGCATCAGGTGTTATATTCCAAAAAGGTCACTTCCTATTCGCGGCAGAGCAAACACTTATTGTTTCACCATACACTAATGCGCCTGACGATCTTTCAGTTGGTTACGAAGTTACAGAAACTGTTGTTTCCTCTTTGCAAGACAGTAGCTTATACGATAATGCAAACGGTTCTAAGAATGAAAATGCTCCAGGAGCTGACAGATTAAAACTTATTCCTACATTAACAGTATTAGAAACTTCTGCTGGTACTCAGAATTCAGACTTCTTTACATTGGCTCGTTATCAAAATGGTAATGCAATTACTGTAAGAGACGTTTCTCAATACAATGTATTGGGCGAAGAGATGGCTCGACGTACATACGAAGAATCTGGTAATTACATTTTAGAAACATTCCCAGTAACTACTGATGATCGTATTCC